ATGAAGAAAATCGCCGGTTTATACCAGAGTTACCTGAGAGAAAGAAACGATGAAATACAGGAAATTTCAACAGGAGGAGAAAAGAATTGCCCCTGTTTTTACAGGGGCTTTCCTTTATGGTTCATTCCTTTTTTATCTTCTCCAATTTCTTACTACATAAACAATAACCGCTATGCAAAATACCGCTTTCAATCCCTTAAAACCTAGATATAACATTTCCATACTACCGCTCCTTTCTGTCATTTTTATCTATTGACAATGAGCATACAAAAGTTTATTTTATTGGTAGGGGAGGTTTCCCTCCCCCGTTCTCATACCAGCTCTCTGATAATTTCTATCAGGGCTTCTATGAGGTTTGCTATTGCAGTAAGTAGGAGTATGGCGGCTAACCTTTTATCCTGCTTACTGCTTTTCTTTTGTTTGCTCATGTTCTCATCTCCTTTCTATGGTTTAATTATAACCTATTTATAGTTATTTGTCAACCATTTTATAATATATTTTTTATTATTTTTTATTGTTTTTATTTGACTAATAATAAAATTTATATTATAATAAATCGACGGAGGTGTTTTTATGGCATTTATCTATGAAAATAACGAACAAATCATTGTAGAAATCAAGAAACTCATGCTCGAAAATAAAGTATCTCAAAAACAAATTGCAGAAGTCTTGAATATTACTCCGCAAGGCTTTACTAAATTGCTGAACAAAAAGAATTTTGGGTTTGAAGATGCAAAAAAAATTTTAAACGCTATGGGATATAATTTGATAGCTGATTTTCAAGCAAAGGACTGACAAACGTCAGCCCTTTTTCAGTTCTTGCTGTAAAAAATTTCCTTTTTTTGTATTGAAAGAATTCCCTTCCGAGAGTATACTGTTTTTTGAAGGAAACTTCACTTGCATGGACGCTCATATATACTTTGGTCAATAGTACGAGTGTCCTTTTTTATTATAAAAACTACCATAAAACTATTTCTTCCAATTTTTTAGAATATAGACAATGATTAAGATATTCGCAACAATTTCCAGTATATTCCACAAGATATCCATTTGCTTTCCTCCTTCCATTTATGTTTCTTTTTTCTATTGACAATGGGCATACAAAAGTTTATTTTATTGGTAGGGGAGGTTTCCCTCCCCTGTTCTCATATCAGCTTTTTGATAAGTTCTATCAGGGCGTCTATGAGGTTTAATGTTGCGGTAAGTAAGATAATTGTTTGAAGGGCTTTATCTTGCTTACCTTTTTTCTTTTGTTTACCCATGTTTTCACCTCCTTTTTATGTTCTTATTATACTATATACGTACACCTATATCAATTGACATAATTCACAAATATATGTGTACATTTTTGTATATTTTATATGTGTACAACTATATCTATTTACCATATACTTATTATTAAGATAGAAAGGATGTGATTGAATGGCACCGTCTGAGGCTCAAAAAAAAGCTACTGCGAAATACAAAGAAAAAAATCTAAAACGCATCCCATTAGACGTACAAAAAGAAACATACGAAAAAATTAAAGCCGCCTCTGAAAGAGCCGGGGAATCTGTCAATGGCTACATTAAAAAAGCTATTGATGAGCGAATGGAACGAGATAAAGCAAAGGACTGACACATGTCAGCCCTTTTTTCAATAAAAATAAGGGGCGGATATACCGCCCCGTTTTCTTTACCGTTTGGTCAGCACCGCAATACTGCCTTTGCTGGTCACTTCATACCCCAGCACATCCGCAATGTCCCGAATTTTGATATAATTTACACCGTCCTTCAGGATACGATCCACGATAAACTCTCTCCCGTCAATGATCAATTTTGCCTGTTCCACCACTTCGTCATCAACCTCCTGTTTCACTGTATAATCAATATCCTTCAACCGCAGCCAATGGGTAAAGCTTGCCTTACTCAGTTTATTTCTTCGGCAACCATAAGCACTGCCATCTTCGGCAATATATTCCCCATTGCCGATATAAATTCCGATATGTCCCTTCTGCCACACAGCTGCCCCGATGGGCGCCTTGTTGATGGTAGAAATAGGCTGCACCTCCAGAGCCGTGTCATGGTATCCCTGGGAGTTGCGGACAATACCCGTTGCCCAACTGATCAGACCAGAACAGTCACAACAGACCTTTCCGACCTTGTTTTTATCGCTGTTCCAGACCAAAGCACCATAGAGGGCTTTCAGCTCATTGTATTTCGCCAGTGTCATGACAGTACCCTTCATGCCGTACACATAAGGGACGCCCAGCTTTGACTTTGCAAATGCTACCAGCTCTGCTGCTGTTACTTTAGCCATCAATAGCCACCCCTTCTCTAATTTCCTGTACCAAAAAGCAGTTTTCCACATAAGCCGCTACTTGTTCATTTTTTGCCAGCATTTCCCGCATCTGTTCCAGCGCTTCATCCACCCAACCAGAAAACGTATCAAAAGAAATCACTGCTGCCACTGCCGGAAACCGCTGCACAAACAAATCATAAACCTGACGCAGTTTCAGCTGTCCAGTACCGCTGCCCAGTTCCTTTTCCGCTTCCGTCACCGCATACAGCAGCCATTCCTTGATTTTGGCAATCTGTTCTTTGGTGGGCAGCTTGAAAAAGTGATACAGCATAAATCCCGCTGCCACTGCTACGCCTACACCAGCAATGAGCAAATACCAGTTTTCCATCAAAAATTTCACAGCATCATTCATACTTCATACCTCCTCATTCGTCCAAGTTTCTTCCTGTTTTGCGTTGTTTGTTTCCCGGTCGAATCGCAGTTTCTCCGCCTCTTTCGTTTCTTTGAAAGATTTGATGCAGTAAGTAATGACTGTACCGATAATAGCGGTCACCACCGTCATGGACAGATTTTCTGCGATTTCCGTTCTACCTAAAAAAGCCAGCAAATAAGATAACTGCAAGTCTATCATCGAGATTGCAAGAATCCATTTCACCAGCTTCTTGGTATATGTATTTCGTTTTCGTTTCATTGTGTGTACCACTTCCCATCCAGATCATGAAGCCGCTGTTCATGGTTCTGCAGCATGGCATCCTGATTCTCGTTATGGCTCCACAGCCGTTTGTGTGCTTCTGTCTTTTTCTCATCCAATGTGTCTACCTGTTCCGCCAAGGAATCAATCCGCTCTGTCAAACGTGTGAGCGCATTGGTCAGCGGGATGATTGTTTTTACAATGGTGATGATAAATCCGGCAAGGAGCACAATTCCCGCCACAATATCCCAAGTCATATATACCACCTCATTTCATACCAGTGAGAATTTTTTTCCATGTTCCAGATTCTTTCACGTAGATTTCGCCTGCTTGTGCGTTTTTGTATACAGTGTATGGCTCTGTGGGCGGTGTAAAGTCAGAATCCCAGCGAACAACATTGGAAATTCTAATTTCATCCATCACCCCCTCGATTGAACCAGTGCTGTTTTGGGCAACGTTCAAACCAATTCTTAAAATGTCATTTGATATATTTCCGGTGTAGGTAAAAGTGTTTTTCTTAACGCCATCAACAAACATAGAATATGTTTTATTTTTTCCGGTCAATGCAAAATGATACCATCGGTTTAACTGTGTGTTTACTTTACTTGAATAAATATTTGATTGTCCGTGCACCTGAAAAACTGGTACACCGTTTGACAGAATTATCTTAAAAGTTCCCGTTTGGGTTCCGCCAATAAAAGTTGCATTAGCTTTTTTTTCTCTTTGATTGAACCAGAAATCAATGGTAAACTCTCCATTTATATCAAATATCTGCTCTACTGTTTCCAGTTTGTTCAAATTGGTAAAGCTTATAGCTTTCCCAAATTTTCCGGAATCTGACAATGTGCAACCTGTATTTGTTATTTGTTCACTGTATATACTGCTGTCTGTGAAATCTTCACCATGCAATAATAACAATGTGTTTTCATCTGAAATGCCTTGCAACTCGTCTTTGATATAATAGTCGCCGTCGTTTCCTAAAGCATCAGACGGGGCTTCTGTGCCGTTCAAGACGGTACTGCCGCCACCAGTTCCACCACTACCGACCTGCTCAGCTGTTACCCTATGCGGATTGTTGAAATCCTTCAAGTGCTGTTGCAAAAGTGTTTCAGCATTGTTCGATTTTCCATAAGCAGTATTGGCAACCTCTCCAGCATTCGCCCCTTTGGTAATAGGGCTTGTGACCGTTGGAGAAAAATCCCCTAACTCCATCTCCTCATATCTTGTCAAAAGAGGATCAAATTTGTATGAGATCACTTTCGCCTTTTTTAAGAAACCCATCTTTTGATTGAAAACAGTGACAGTATCTCCAAGAAAAACCTTCTCCAGGTTGGAATACTGTTTGTATTCTTCTGTCTGGGATAGGTCAGTAAAGTCCACCTTTATATTTACTTTGGGAACATCCCCGCCATTTGCGAAATAATCCTCGGCGATTTTTTGCAGATCGCTCTGGGTTTCCGCATTGGTATCCTCAATCACCTTGATTTTGGGATAGGCATAGTTTCCAATATACGGGCTGTCAATGTACTGTCCCTCCAGTGCCAGACCGTCTTTCCCAATGGGATAAATCCTAGTAGCCACATCAGAAATATCTTCCGTGACCTCCAGCCCCACAAGGTTTTTGCGGTAAGCAATAAAAACGCCCCTGTCGCTGCCCAGGGATTCTAACATCGAAACGTTGAAAAAATCCCGTTTCAGTTCTCCGCCGTAAAAATAAAAAAAGGACTTTGTTTCGCCTTCATTGTTGTCCCATTCTTCTTTCAAAAGCAAAGAAACCGGATTATCCATGGTACAGCCAATGCTACCTGTATCACACAAAATATCCGTATAGAAGGTAAACGGCATGGGAATGGATAAACTATTTTGGATGGCATCCATAGCTCCCTGTGCGCTGCCGGAAAACTCAACGCTTTCACAGATATTATCCATCAGGTCATAGAAGATATGCCTTGCCTGTACTTCTATCCCGTCCATGGTTGGCTTATGATAATAAATGCGAAATGGCTGCTTGCCTCTGGGGGTTTCTGCCAAAACAATGCGCCCCATCTCAATTCGCTTCCACTTACCACTGGCATCGTAAGGATGTTGAAAGGTCAATGTAAAATCACCGTTAAATTCTTCGTAAACCTCACCAGAATTGGGGACCAGCATCCCCAATCCAATGGTGTCAAAATTTTGTTCATCCTGTTCGAAAATAATCACAATATCACCCCACAATGGGATTTCCATCTGCATCCAATCCAATTGCATTTAAGTTGTCGATCACCTGTGCCCGATACCGTTCTGGTACCAGTGTCACACCATTTGTCGCAGGATTACAAGTTCTTCTTCCAGCAATTACCAGTGCAATATACAAATCTAACATAGTATCAAATCCTTTCTTTACAGACAAAAAAACAATAATGACCAAAATAAAATCAAGTATCCTGATTGCCATTTGCATCGTATCCCCTCTGTCTTAAAACTTCCAGAACGTCATTTCTCAAATGCACAGGGACAAGAGGAACGCTGCGATTCGTTTCATTGCAAGTCCTCTTTTTATTGATGACTAACAATACATACATTTCTATCATAATTACACGCCTCCTTCAGACAATGACAAAACCGCCTCAAATGTAGTTGCCTGTGCGTCCATCATCATCAAATCAGTTTCCAAACGCTGTTCGTACTGGTCTGCCATAGCTTCCATTATCAAAAGCTGTGTAGCTTCTATACCATCAAGCTGTGTCGGTTCTTGTACCGGCTCTGGAAATTCCCAGTCAAAATTACCTGTATCCTCATGGTAACACATGCCCACTTCTGTTTCTTCTGTGGTTTCCACTGCAAAAACAGGATTTCCGTCAATATCCGGTGGATAGTACGGTTCTGTTTCGCCTTCCTTTATATCAATTACTACATTTTTTAGAACCATTGCATAAATCAATCTGAACCAGCCCCCCATCTAATAATGACAATACCATTTCCACCGTTACCACCAGTGTAAGAGTTCGGAAGTTTTGAAGAACCCGCACCTCCTCCTGCACCATATCCTCCATCCTTACCTGATTCTCCAACTATATTTGCAGCGTTCCCACCATCTCCATAAGATCCACCGCCTCCACCAAAACCTCTACGATTTATCAAAGAACCTTTTCCTCCTACCCCATACAGACCATTTTCACCATTTCCTCCTGCTCCTGCATCAGTTTTTGAATTTCCACCGCTTCCACCACCAGAACCACCAGAAGCCCCGCCAGTGTCATTACTTAAATCTTTTCCACCTTGTCCAGGTGGACAAGTAACTATGTTTCCAACAACAGTTGCGGTTCCTGATTTTCCATTTGCATCTTGTGCAGAACTTCCTCCAACCCCTCCTGAACCACCTTTCCCAATAGTTATCTGTATTTTCTGTCCGGAAGTAACAGGAGATGTTTTTTTTACACAAGCTGCACCACCACCACCGCTTGGAGATTGATTCCAGTTTAATGCACCGCCGCCACCGCCGCCGCAAGCAATGACTGTTATCTGGTTCACACCTTCTGGGACGGTAAAAGTGCCATCTTCTCTGAAAATTTCTTCGCCATCTTTTAATTGTAACTTGATAATTCGATTCAGCTTACCGAAAACAGTGTTATATGGTTCGCCGTCTGTTTCTTCACCAATTTTTGAAGGAATGTCATAAGCAACCAGATCTGAAGATCCTTTAATTGATTTTTCCAATGCTTTCCAGAATGTGTCCGTTCCTGCTTCAACAGATTCTTCAGACGGTTCACCAAAATTCTCCCGAATCGCATGCATATCGTCCAAAGCGTTCTGGATTTCAGAGAACAAAACGACTAACGCCCCGAACTCGTTTGAAGCTTCAATTGCCTCATCGTTTCTTGGCGACGGCATAACATAGATGTTGAACTCAAGAGTAGACAAAACTTCTGTTTCGCCAGAAAAAACAGCGATACTTGTGTTCAGTGTTCCGACATCTGCGAGCATGCTTGTTGTGAGAGGGAACATGCAACGACCGTTTTCAGCATCAAGGATAGTGCCTTTTAAAAACTCGTTCACAGGGTTTTTCATAGGTGTTCTAGGGTCTGTTTTCACAGACATCGTCACCATATGCCCTGTAAGGTCAAATACTACGCCGTTATTAAATAACTGTACGTCAATGTTTCTTGAGTTTGCGTCACCTCTTACGGCGATTACTTTGCTCAAAATAGGCTCATTGATTTCAATTACCATCATGGTATTGTTTTGTGCCATTTACAACCACCTCCATCTTGGCTCAATTTCTATTTTCTCCACATTTCCGGTCCATGAGATTTCATTGTTCCCAACTTCCAATCTGGGAAACAAATCATCATCCAGATCATGCGGGGTATAGGTTACCCCCGCCCCGTCCAACACTTCCATCATTTCCGATTCCAATACCACAGATTCCTGCAGCCCGTTCAGCCGATACTCCTTGCCATTGATGGTAAGCACAACACTACCGGTTCCATAAATCTTGATCTTTGGTTCCGCTGCTACTGTTCCACGATTGCGCAGCAAAGACGGCTTTGTCAGCATAACAAAATCATCCACTGCATTGACACTGTACTTGAACGGATAGGTGTCAAAGGTCACCTGGAATTTCTGGAAATACTGGAGCATCTTCCCGATGCTGATCTGGTTATCCACTCGGACACGATAAACCTTATCTGGTTCTGTGGAAAAAATGGCTTCGCCGCTTCCGTCCAGCCATGCGCAGATGCCATCCAGATTGGCACGCTCCACCACGGCACATTCCACCACTTTGTTGTAATTTTCATAGGTTCCCTCATCCACATGAAGGACTCCATCCCTTCCGGGGATTTCTTGTGTGCTCACCCGTCTTTTGGGTTTGTACACATCCGGCATGGAGGTAACGATGACCCCCATGTCCAGACTATTCTTTCCCCGGAAGATAAAATATGGTTTATACAGCGTTTCAAACCTCATGCTTTTCCTCCTTTCCGGGTGCTTTGCTGTCTACGGAAAAATTCCAGTTCTCTGGCAAAGGTTTCCACCGATCTGCCATTTCCATTATCGATACGGTCCACATAGATATTGATATCTCCGTAAGCATAACTGCGGCTGTTGTTATTTTGCGTCACACTGCCGGAAACGCCTGTCGGGCTTGGTACAACCTGCTGCATACCTCCGGCAATGATGCCGGAAAGTTTTTTGAGTTTCTTGATCCAGCCGACGCCAACCCCCTCCGCCATATAACCGCCGATTTCTTCATATACGCCGGAAGGGCTGTTGATGTCCATAGCCGCCCTGGCTGCTTGTACCGCTGCTGCCAGCACTTCTGCAATGGCATTTACTACGCCGCTCTGCCCATCTCTGACGCCTTTTGCGACACCTTCCATGAGCATCAGACCAACATTCTGAAATTCCTGCTGGAATCCCTGCATCAATGTAATCAAACGGTCTTTCAACGCTGTCAGATATTCCGTCAGGATGGGTTCCTGTTCCGTCATGCCGGCAGTCACACTTTGGAATGTCTGGGCGGCTGTGGTTTCCTGACTTCCAGAAACAGCATTGCCCACAGCCTGTTCCAATGCGGTTCCCATCTGTGTTCCCTGGGATTCCATACCTGCCGCAAACTGTCCGGCAGCCTGGGTACCTGCCGCAAAAATCTGTCCCTGCATATCTGCAATACTCTGGGGCAATTTCTGAAAATAATTCTGTTCCAAAGAAGAAAACTCAGATTGATATACTTTTGCCGCTACTTCCTGAGCCGCTTTCTGCTTTTCTGCAAACAACTGCACATAGTCATCAAAGGCACCATCAGACATGGAAATCAGCTTGTTCATGTAATCCATGGCATCTTCCATGCCCATATTGGTGATTTCCGATAACAGCCCATCCGAAAGTCCTCTTTCCTGCAGCTTGTCCAGAGCATCCCCATATTTCTGGATCTGGTCAATCTCCTTCTGCAAATCTCCCAGCTGGAATTTTTCACCGATTACATTGCCTTCTTCGTCCTTGATGTCAATGCGCTGGAACAATTCTCCATAATCAGACAGCTGATCCTGCAAACTTTCCTGTTTGCTTTCGATGGCATCCAGAGCGGACTCGTATTCCTGCTGGAATGTCTGCAATTCCTGCAAACGGGCTTCATTGGCTTCTTGGGCAGTAGTTCTGGCCGCCTCCACCTGTTTTTTGTTCCACTCCGCTTCCAGCTTTGCAATTTCCTCTCGGATTTTCTGTATGTTCTCCCCTTCGGCTTTACTCAGTTCCTGATATTTCTTACTCAGGTTATCCTGATACTGCTTCAATTCCTCCGCAGCCGCTTCCTCTGAAGCTTTCTTCTGTTCCGCTTCGATCTTCTGATTGATCTTATTGATTTCTGCTTGGAGCACATCCCCTACTTTTCTGGCAGTTTTCTTTGCTACGGTAACTGCTCCATCCATTTCATCTGCCGCATGGAGCACACCGTCTGTCAAATCCTTCATAGCAGAGATGGGGACATCTGCTTTCCCTTTCAGACCATTTGCCAGACCGATGTCAACATTCTCTCCCACATCCTCTGACCACTTGGAGGGGGAATGTGTATCAAACCCGCTTTTCCCTGTGAAGATGTTTTTGACGGTGTCCACAACCTCGGATGCCGCCGTTCCGATTTCCTTTACCTTTGATAGAATACCTTCTTTCAAACCATCCAGGATATTCTTCCCGATTTCAACCATTTTCGCCGGCAGTGTTTTGATAGTATTGAGGATATTGGTTCCAACAGAACGAACAACATCAACAGCTGTTTTTGCCATAGACTTCAATCCGGCTGCAAGAGAAGAAATGCCATTGGAACCGATGGTTTTCAGTGCCGCCGGGATATTGGAAAGTGTCGTTTTGATGGAATTGAAAATATTACCGGCAGTTGTTTTTATCGCCGGTCCCATAGACTTAATACCATCTTTCAGTGCAGTCATCAGATTTTTCCCCAATGACAGCCAGTTGAACGCCAAAAAGGCACTGACAATTGCCTGTATGATTTTCGGTATATTTGCCACCAATGTGGGGATGGCTTTTACCAAGCCAATGGCAAGATTCTTGATCAGCGTCAATGCTGCCACAATGAGTTTCGGTGCATTATCATTGATGATGCCCGCAATATTGATGACGATCTGGGGTATGGTTTCAATCAGCGTCGGCAGGTTTTGAATGATGCCGTCTGCCAATGTCTGCAGCAAGGACAGCCCCGCATCCACCAGCGTTCCGACCCCACTTCGCAGCCCTTCCGTAAATCCTACCAAGGACTGTAAACCGCTTTCAATCATCAAAGGAAGGCTTTCTTGCAGCTTTGTCTGTAAACCGTTGATCAGATCCGTAATGACAGAAAAACCACCTTCTACACCGCCGTTTTGGAAGCCGTCCATGACATTCAGCAGATTTGTCAATAAAGCATTTCCCAGATTTTTGACATTTGTAGTCAGCGGCATCAAAGCCGTTCCCAAACGCCCTGTGGTCTGCTCCCATGCGGCGCTTGCACGGTTTGCCGCTTCCAGTTCGGCGTTGTTTTCCCGCCAAGCCTCTGCCGCCTGCGTCAGCCCTTGTTTGGATAATTCCTGTAATACCAGATTCGCCCGTTCGCTTTCACTCTTTGTGGCTTCCAGTTTTTTATTGAAGTCATCCTCACTGGTACCTGCCCAGTTCAACACGTCCGCAAAAGAACCTGTTACCGCTCCCGCTTTGACCGTTTCGTTGATGGATTCCGCCAAGCCGTCAATGGGAATGGAATCACCATAGGTTGCCCATGCGCCGATTGCACCATCTGTCATTTGTATCAGCTGTTCCTGAGATAATTTCAACGCCTGCAGGTTTGCCGCTGCCGTTGCTGCCGATTGGTTATCCCCCAATACGCCATAAAGCTGTGTATAGGTCTGTTGAGTCTGCTCTGCAGAATATCCCGCTTTTTGGCTGGAAACTTCCAGCGTCCCCATGATTTTATTGTATTCCTTGGTGCTTTCCACCAAAGATACAATACCGCTTGCCAATGACTGCACGGCTCCGGCAATGACACCGCCAGCAAAAGCGTCTTTGAAGGAACTTCCGACAAGCTTTGCTTCCTGCCCCGCATCCTTCAGATCATCGGATAAATCATCCGCTGATTTTCCCAGACGATCCATCTGCCGCTTCATTTTGTTCATATCAGCTGTGGCGCTGTTGATCTGGGATTCCAGATTATTTACCACACGCACCTGTTTGTTATAAGCATTTTGTGCCCGGATGGCTTCTGTGGAATTTGTGCCGAAACTTCTGGTGGCATCATCCAGTTCCCTTGCCAGTTCATCCAGTTTTGCTTTTGCACGTTCGGATTGCCCAGTCAAAAGGGAAATTTTATCCGCACTGGCTTGGATAGACCGTTCCAGTACTTTTCCTTGGGCGGTCAAAGATTCCTCACTGTCCTCCATACCTGTGAAAGAGGAAACCACCGCTTTCATTTCAGAACCCAGATTTTTCAACTGGGCGTTGACAGCGCTCAAACTGTCCCGAAAGGATTTCTCACCATCAATGCCGATTCTTGCACCAATGTCTGTTGCCATGCTCTCACCTCCCTCTTCGCATAAAAAAAGCCCTTGCATTTTCTGTGCAAAGGCTGTAATATGATAATAGAAAGAGGATTGCCGCTTGTGGAAGGGCGGTCAGCCCCAAATAGTTTGAGTGTGACCGTCTAACTTCTCAGGTTAGGCGGTCTTTTCTTTTTTAATAAAAAGCACCCATAAAAATGAGTGCCTTTTCTTATCGTTTAATGAAATAGTAACATATTTATATTTTCCGCTTCTACCTGCTCTTGCAATACCATTGGCAATTCATATTCTGAAACAATACGGCAAACCTCATAAAAAACTCCCTTCAAATCATTTTTTCAATTAAAATCACCAGTGCAAATACAAAACCAAGTGTCCAAAATAAATGCCAAATCAATTTTTTCATATTGCATCGTTGGAGTTTTTCAGCTATAATCTTTATAAGGTTTGGGGCTTTCGCCCCTCACCCTATGTGATTAGTTTGATTAGGATTAACACCCATCCGATGAGTGATATTAACCTAATCACCAGCTTTTCAAGTTGTGCTACCAGCTTGGAAAGCTTTTTTATTTTGTCCTACAACGTTTTCCACCTCCTTTCTATGGTTTAATTATACACTAATTCGTTTATATTGTCAATACTATTTTTATTATTTTATAAAAAAAATCTTTATTTTATTTTTTATATATTGATTTTATAAACTTAAATGTGTATAATATATAAAAAGGAGGTGGTAAGATGGCACTCAGCGAAAAAATCAGGATTATCTTGGTAAAACGGGGAAATATTTCAGAAGCGGAACTTGCACGCCGTATGGGTATCAGTCCGCAAAATCTACACAATAAAATGAAACGTGATAATTTTACAGAAAATGATTTAGCGGAAATCGCAAAAGCCCTTAATTGTACCTATACCGCAACATTTACCTTTAATGATACTGGTGAGGTTATTTAATGGAATATATTCCAGATAAAGCAAAGGACTGACAAACGTCAGCCCTTTTTCGTACCCTATAAAATTACACTACTCTCAAACGATGACTATATCCGAGAAAATCAGTAATCTATGCCCCACTCTCGTGGGGCTTTTTCATTTCCATGCCAACAGCGCAAAAAATTCTTCTTGTTCTTCTTCCTCCGTTTTGATGTGCTTCAGCTTTGCCCCTTCTTTCTTGATCTGTTCAATGGCGATCAGGTCACACAGTTCCCCAAAGGGCATTTGCCAAACCAGCGTATAGGGAATGCCGATCCTTAGACCGTACCAGATGTACCATCGGATACTTTCTTTTTTCTGCTCCTGGGCTTTGGGTCTTTTTCTGCTTCTTTATCTTCTTCCGTTTCCACTTCCCGTTTCATGTTTCCGGCAATAGTAGAGAAAATATTGAACTTCAGTTCTGCGATATCATCCACCCCAACGGCATCCAGAAGAAAATCTTCTGTCAGCGGTTCCGGTGCGTCGTTTCCCATCAGTTTCTGGTAAGCGCTGCCGGCTCTGCTCATTTCCGACAGCAGCCAGAAGCACTCTGTCAAAACCTTTCCAATATCTCCAGCTTCACTTTCCAGCGCACTGCCAATATTATCGATGGAACCATATCTTTTATTACACTCCACAATCACCCTTGCGCTGAAACTCAAAGGATACTTCGTTCCCGCAACCTCCATCATACCTGTTTTCATGGTATTCCTCCTTTATTCTGCCCAATCTTCCAATTCTGTGGCTTCATTTTCGCCCGTATCCGCTGCCGGGCTTACGGCTCCCCCGCAATGGACAGGAACTGTTTGATTGCCGCTTCTGCGTCTGCCTCACTGTTCATGACGCTGGATACCTTTTTCCATGTGTGTTTCCCTCCATCACTGCGCAAAATGGTGCCGGAAATTTCCGGTGTGCCAAATTCAATGGTTTCTCCCTGTGTGGTAAAGGTGTCGCTTGGATTGTTCAGCTTGATTTTAGGCAGGATCACTGCCTGATACCCAATCACATTGTTGTTCTGCACTTTCACAATGGCGCCAAAGCCCAGATAAGGCGTATTCTGGTCATCATCCCAGTTGTACCATTTGGGTGTTTCTGTCTTGATATCCTTGCTGGTAATGGTTTCTTCTGTAACGCCCAGCACCTTCATCATCACATCTGGCAGCAGATCGTCCGTGGTCAATGTCAGACTGCCGCCGCTGAAGGTATTTGCGCTTTCCGCCGGACCGTTATCGGCGTACAGGATGTTGTCATCGCCTTCTTCCAGTTCGATGGACAGTTCCACGGCTTTTCCAATCAATGCCCCTTCTGAATAGGTGACTGTACTTCCGGTGTTGCTGTATTTCGCACAATAAGGTTTGCTCAAACCAATCTTTGCCATCTATATCACTCCTTCACGATTTTTTTGATTTCTGTTTCAAATACTTCTTTCATCTTTTGTTCTGCTGCACCTTTGCTGCTGCGAATGGAACGGTCGAAAAAAGGTTGTTTGCTGCTGAATGAAGTCCCGCTGTTAAACACGCGGGCAATCATGGCATTGGGTTGTCCCTGGGGATATTTCTTTGTCTGGATGCTGTTATATCCATCAAAACCTGCCCGCACATGCAAAAAGCCCTGATCGTTTTCCATAGGCGAAAGCCCAAAGCTTTCCTGCAGCCCTTGTTTCTGGATTTCCCGTCTTTTCGTTTCATAAGCGGATGGTCCATCCGTTCGCAGACCTTCAATGCCGGAACGGATGGCATCGGCAGTCACTTTTGCGCCTTCATACACCGCTTGCTTTGCGATGTCCGTGGTGTTTTGTTCCAGCTTTTCCAGCTGTTTCAGATAACTTTCCAGCCCCGTAAAGGCAATCTTTGCCATCAGCCAGCCACCTCCCACCGCCATTCATAGTGGATATATCCCGTTTCTTCCTCGTACTGTACGGAATTGAGGGAATAGGAGATTTCCGCATCCCCTAAAGCCCTTTGGATTTCTTCCCTTGCAGGATCCTGCTCTGTTTTTGTGAAAAAATCAATGGTGCCGGAAAGGACTTGTCCGATCTTCCGATTGTCTGCCGCAAGTTCTGCCCCTTCACCATCTTCTGCCCATACCACATATCTGTCTGACGGATGGAGGGCGTAATAGTGAAATACCTCCACATCCACCCGCAACAATGCTTCTTTGATTTTATCTTCCGGGTACATCGCCTTCCTCCCATCTTTCCAACGTCAATTTTGTGATTTGCAGTCCATTTTCGTCTTTTGTTTTCTGGGCAAGGAGCACACGGAACCCTCTGCCATCGTCCAGCTTCACCAGATCTGTCACACGGATATCCTGCCACAAAGGGACATTGACCACAGCTTCCACCTGTTGTTTCGCCTGCAATGCCGTATAATACCGCTGGAACCCCAAGGTGTCATAACCAAAGTAATGCCGATCCTGTAAGACCGGCGTTTCCTTTGGCATGGCACCCGGCAGCGCCGTGTTTTCCATGCGGTAAACTTCCAAAATGCCATCATCGAATGTCATAAAGCACCGCCTTTCTGGGAAAAGAGCAGGTTATTCAGCTCATACCGCAAAAAGCGTGGCATCGCCGTATCCGTTCCGCCACGTTTGCGAAACAGATAGGCTGCGTAATGAATCTGCACCATATCACATTCCAGATTCCCCTCTACCAGCTTGATGCCTTCCCGTTGGATGGCGGATGCCGCCGCTTCCAGCAGCCAACGCAAATAATCATCATTGGCAGTGGTAAGCAGCTGCAAATCTTTTTTCAACAGCAGCAGCCGTTCCTCTGTGGTCATTGCTATTCCCCCTTTCAGGCAACGGTATGTGTCACGACTACCGTATAAACCCTTGTGCTGTTGCCGTAACGTACCGTAATGGTCAGGGTGTTTTCCCCTTCTTCCCAGGTTGCGGCTGTACCATTTGCCACTGTTTTCTCGCCGTGGCTGATCTCCACCGCAGCCCCTTTACGCAAAGGTGTGGCTGTGATGGTATTCGTCGCGTCGCTCGTTTCTGCCGTATATTCCAGCACATCCGGCTGGAAAGACGGCGTCAAAGCCAATGAGCCAATCTTGAGCGCAGAAAGGCTCGCTGTTAAGGGTTTGCGGTATCTGCGGCAAATGTAACGCCATTATCGGAAGGCGCTGTATTGTTGATGCCGATTGCCACAAATCCCTCTGCGATCACCGGCATGCCATCGTATCTGGCAGTCCCTTTGAACACGGTCTGATCTTCCAGGAACAGTACATGTTCAGACTGCTCCAGCTTCACCCCTGCCCGCTCTGCCAGCAGATACAAATCCCCATAGCCGCCAATGATAACATTATCCGGCATAAAATTCAGATCCACGATCTCGCCGCCAATGACAGGCATGGTATTGTTCATCCCTGCGGTAATAGCGCCTGCCGCATTAAAAGAAAGGGATTCCGCCAACAAAGAGGTATGTGTGGTTTCGTTCATTGCCCAGAATTTATTACCACTGCTGTATTCCCCCTTCGCTTTACCTGCAGCTTTGATGATTGCCTGGAACAGTTTGGTTCCGGTGCTGTTTGCTGTGTCAATGGTCACCATGTTGCTGGTGTGCAGATCTTTCCATTCTCTTGCCTTATCGGAATAATTTTCCGGCTTTTCTGTCTGTGCCAGTCTGGTATAAATACCCAAAGGCATTTTTACGCCTTTCCCGTAAAGGATCGCCTTATCCAGCGCAAGACCAATGGCTTTACCAATACCGGAAAGCAGTTCTGTGGCAAGGGCGATGTCACTATCTTCCAAAGTGGCATTGCAGACAGGAACATACCCGCTGACTTTATATCCATCTGTTTCCACCTGATTGAACAGGAATTTCAGTTCATTTACTTTGCCGCACATTTCCGTCCAAACGGCTTCGGGAATGGTGCCCATGATATTCTGACGTGCAGTGCCGCTGACAGGTCTTACATAGACTTTTCCGTACAGCTTAGAAAACTGCACCAGATTTTCCCGGATCAGCCCCAGCATCACATCGGGAATGGTCAGTTCCGCCCCTGAAACACTTCTCTGCTGTCCCGCAAAATTACGGACTCTGGTCAGGAAAGACTGCACATCTTCACGGGCGAAGAAAGCAGTTCTTTCCTCCATGTTCAAATGAAAAAATTTTCTCTGTTCCATCTTCGTTTCTGCTCCTCTCTTTTCGTTTGGATTTTCCTTTTTGGTGGCAGCAGCGGCACGCTGTTCTTCTGCGGCGATTTCCTGTTCCAGCCGCTCCACTTCCGCCTCCAGCTCCCCTTTCTGGGTTTCGTGTTCATCCTTTTCCTGCTGGAACGCTTCCGCCGCATCCTCTACCGCCTTACGGTCTTCTTCCGATGTTTCTTCCGTCATTTCCTCAATGGCAGTTTCCAGTTCCTTTTCCCGTGTGGAAAATTCCGCATCTTTCTGCCGGAGCTGTTCCAGCTCTTTTTTTCTGGCGTCCAACTTGGAACGCAGTACCAATGTTTTCAATGCCATTTACATTTCCTCTCCTTTCAGTTTTGCCAGCGTTCTGGCTTTCCAAAGTTCCAGATGCCGCTTTCTGTGATCTGTCAGCTGGGCTTTTCTTGCCGTCACCGCCGTTTCGGTATAGGCAGGAAATGTGACCACAGAAACCTCATACAATTTGACTTTTTTGATTGTCCAATGGACAGCGCCGCCGCTTTCGGAAAATTCCTCCTCCAAAATATCAAAGCCAAAACTGCACTGATCCACATCTCCCCGCTTCACCCGTTCATACAGATTCATGGCGTCCATATCTTTGGGATTGATTTTCACCTCACCCCAAAGACCACGGCTGTCTGTTTTCAAAGTCAGCGTGCCTGCCTTCGTCCTGCCCAATACCAATCTGGTTTCATGGTCGATCAGACAGCGGATATCATCGGATAAGGCGCCGTCAAAAGCAGTTTCGGCAATGCTTTCCGTTGCACCGTCCCAAAGTTCATAGTTGGAACCGAATACAGAAAAATAGCCGCTGATATAAAGATCATCGGCTTCTGTTCTTGTTTGAAATTCCGTTGCCACACTGCGCATCTGTCGATCTTCACGCATTTGAGCCATCACCTCCATTCAATTTCTTCTGGTCTCCGATCATCCCCTGCGGGATATAGTTTTCCAAAATAACCAGTTCGTCCAAGCCTTCTTTGGGGCTTTGTCCTGTCCAGTCCCGCACCTCGTTTCCCGTCATAATGCCTCTGGTGTAAAGATTTGCCCCCACCTCCGAAAGGGTCTTGATGTCATAGGCATAGAGGGAACGGAGGTTGAAACGAAAATACCAATCCGGCGAAATCAACAGTTTTTTCGTCAGCTCCTGCTCGATCGCCTGACAGATGGGACGCAGTCTGGTATTGACAAAATGGTTCCACTCGCTTTCCTTGTATTCTCCTTCCCCCACCACAAAAGATGGGACATCCAAAATGGCAGCAACGGTCTTTTTGTCCATTTTGATGCTGTCAGATATGGCAATGTCATTGAGGGACAAAGGGCGTACTTCGATGACTTCAAACTGTTCCGCTGGCAGCATCCACGGCTCACCAGCACGGGAACTTTCCACATACTGTTCCAGCAAACGGCTTCTGCCTTCTTTGTTGGAAAACTCCTCTGTCAGACCATCCACTTTGACGATCATGGAAGGTTTCCATTTGCTTTCCATAAAGCCTTTCTTTGTGATGGCTGCCTGTTTCAGATTGTCTGCCACTTCTTTCAAGCAAGCCCGATAGCCGCTGCCTTTCCAGTAAAAACTGCTGTCCGGATTGATGACAAAATGCAATACGTCCTGTGGCTCATAAGGAATGCCCTGAATCATGATCCGATAACCAAAACCATCCTGAGCAAAAGATACCGCTGACGCTGGCACCGGCACCAAATCGGACAAAAGCCCCTGTTCCGTCAAAGGCAGCACCACACTGTTTCCATCCCCTTCTAACAGCAGCGTCCGCACCACTGCCGCCATGAAGGTCTTTCGTGTGGTATACCTGTTTGGCGTGATATCCACCTTTCTGGATAACCCATTCTGGATGCGGGTATCCCCGTTTTCCGTATTTGCCATCAGGTGGATGGTCATACTGGAAATCAGATCTGCGATTTTGTTGACAGCAGCCATGATTTCCGGGTTATGGGACAATTTTGTATATCCCGTTCCGCACAGGATGTCATAGGCTGCCGGAGAACACAAAAAGGATGTTGGTTCCGCCCTTGTTTTCGTCTTACCGTTTTTCTTTTTCCTGCTCATAGAAAACCACCTCCCTTATTGCAGCCAGTCACTTGCTTTCTGGCTTTTTTCCATATCGATGAGCATTTGTTTTGTGGCAATGACGTCTGCGTCAAAAAGGTCAATGCGCTGATTTGGCTGTATCTTTTCAAAGCGCACAAAATCGTCACTGTCTTCAATGGCTTTTACATTGCCGATGCAATAGGCGTATGCCATATTCCCCAAATAAGAAAAGCGTCCCCGCTTGATCTGTTTTTCGATCTCACGAAACGCTTCTGTTTTTTCCACATATCGTTGGGACTGGTCACGCATCTTGAATCCCGCTTTTTTCATTTTCAACACAAACTCTCTGGCATATCGTTTGTCATAGCCCACCCATTTGATTTTGAATCCCATTTGCTTCATGTATAAAAACCATTTCACAACGTCCTCATACTCAATAACCTCATGGTTGCATAGCGTCAGCCAGCCCATTTCTTCCCACCAAAAGAAAGGGATGTTGTCCTCCTCCGCCTTCAGATGGGCTTGCACCACAGGAATGAATCCATGGGTGATACAAATATCCACATCCTGATACCGCCCATGGAGGGAAGTCCCCGTCAGGTCGTAAAGTTTGGACAGATCGGCGCCGCCATACCAAGTGATGGGCAGCTTTGCCAGTTCCTCCAGCGTCCAGTGATACTTGCTGTCAGAGGCTTCCACTTCTGCCATATCGAAATAGGTTTCCATGGCAGAGGTAAACACGTTGAGGGACTTTGCGAAAAAATCCTTTCTCTGCTGTGGATCGTTTTGCGCCTGGAACGCATCATTCTGCATTTCTTCCGGTCGGATGGATGCGCCATAGGCAGGGTTTGCCATTTCGTGTGTTTTTGGGTTTGTGTAATCAATAAATTTCTTTCCGTTTTCTCCCGGCATGGGGTCTGCTTCGCAGATGAATATAAAATACTGCTCGTCAGAAATCTCTCCATCCAGCACCCGTTTGCAGTACCGCACCCGCTGCGCCAAAAAGCTGTTGGGATCGTCCCCGGCAGTGGAAATGCCGATCATCAGCTTATTGGTATAAGCCTTCATGGCTTCTTTGAATAGGTTATACTGCTTTGGTTTTTTGAACGCATGGATTTCGTCCGCAATGGCTACGTTGCAGTTAAAGGAATCTTGGGCGTCTGGGTTTGCCGCAAGCGCCGTCAGGTCAAATAAACCGCCACCCAGTTCCGCTGAAATGGAATGCTCATTGTTGTTATCAATGATACGAAAGGGTCCGCCGCTGGCTTGATCTTCCCCCATATTTTCGATGTTGTACTTCAGGAAATCAAAGGTTTCCAAGGTCTGTTTCAATGCCGCCGCTACCACATATATTTTTGAGCCTGACATGCGGTATAACAGTCCCAATGCGTAAGCCAACGACGCCGCAAAGCTGGTTTTGATATTTTTTCTTGGGATAAAGATCAGTGCTTCATGGAAGCGGTTTATCTTTGTCCCTGCCATCTTGAACCCCAGCAGGTTGTAGATAATGAATTTATGAAATGGCAAAAGATAAAACGGCGTCCCTCTTAAAGGCATACCATCCTGCCGCTCCCCTTGCTGGTGGCAAAGGGTCTTCTCTATGATGCCGATGCAAAACTCCGCATCCCGGGGCTGGAAATCGTAAGCAGGATTTTTGAGATCCGACAGGAAGCGTTCACAGCCCTTGATCCGGTACTCGTTGGCTGGAATTTTTCCTGATACGACATCTTGGGCATAGTTCATGACCGTATCCCAATTTTTGTATTTACTCATCCAAAGACCTCAGCGCCGCCCCCAGCACGCTGTCCTTTCTGCCTTCCAGCCCTTTTGCCCGGATCTGTTTCAGTCCTTTGGGGGTCAGCCCGAACGTGGTTTCCATTTCCAGCAGCTCTTTGCGCAATGTTTCCATAGCCAGATACAGCGCCGTCTTTCTGCGGTTGGTAGCACCGCTTTTGTTTGTGTATTCTTCTGTGATTTCACACCCGCCCTGATACCACTGTTCCTGCAGCAGGTCATATTGCAGACGCAGATCCGCATACCGCCGGATGCTCACATCAAATTCCGGGATATACGTTCCCGCTTTTTTCATACTACTTTTTGTTTTGGAGAATATTTTTTTCACCTGTTTTTGATATTCCGTTTCCATAGCTTCCCCCCCTTTCTGTTTTTTCGTAGAGTTGGAAAGACCTCACCCCACACACTGGTAGCACAGGACTGTTGATGCCTTATGGGAGGGGGGATCTCTTTTTCTTCCGCCAGTCCACGCCTGGCACTGTGATCTGCATCAGATGTTTTCCCATGGCTGTCAGCCCGCCGGTCTTTGGATTTTCCAATTTTTTATGGGTGGAAAAACTGACAGAAATCAAATTCCAATCCTCCCATTGATATTGCGGATATTCCGCTGCCGGGTAAATATGATGCACCATTTGCGCTTCTTCGGTCTTCCCGTACCAACCAGAGATCACGTCTTTGTATCCGTCTAAACGAAGGATTTTGGCTCGCTTTTTCTTCCATTTTTGTTTGTTGTAGTCCATAATGCCCCCCTTTCCTGAATGAAAAAAGGGAATGCCTCGCATTCCCTTTATCTATTATTCTGAATTTTTCTTTTTATTAGCAATTAACTTTACATCTTCCTGTATTGTGATTAAATTGACCTTAATATCTCTTTTCCATTGATTTTCACCATCTATTTCTTTATCCATTTGGCTAACATTGAATCTAAATATCAAAAACAAAATTATGATAAAGTATATTAAATGTGCACTTGCCCAAATAATGACTAGAAATAACAAGATATTTCCACCTTGTATTTCTGGCAAAAAAACCAAAAATAGTACTGCAACAATATTGCTGATTAAGCCCCACATCAATGCATCAAGAATCTCAATTTCCTTCTTCTCTTTTAAGATTCTTTCCATAATTTTTGTGATAGAAATAGCCAAAATTGATGTAATCGTAGTATAGATGCCAATCGTAATAGAAAACAATGACACTAACATATCTAATCTGCCATCATCAAAATATGATCCAAGCCAATGATTCATGGGAGCAAAAATTTCATTTTTTCGAAAAAACATTCCAAAAACAAATATAGCAACTAGTACTAGAATATTTTTAATTCGATGATTTCTCCTCTCTCCACTCTTCATTCAGTTTATACTCCCCCTTATCTTCAATCTTAAAATCTTCTCGAAAAATTCTTACCTGTTCAATAAAATGTTCTCTTACTGCTAAAAATGCTTCATCTGCTTTATCATTTAAATATTCTGGTCCTAATTTTGAATCATGTGTTGTAAATTTAGCTTTTACTTTTGATCTACCATTTTTTAACTTGATCAACTCTATTTTTTCAGTTTTTGCATCTGCATAGCGCAACTCAATTTCTTTGATATATGGAGATTCAATATTCATATCCCCTATTAACTCAAGAACCGAGTCTTTATTTAGTGTTAAATCCTTTTTTCCTCTTCCTAACCCTATATTTAATTTTATATATCTACCATCTATATCGTCTTTTCCTACCGAAAACAATCCAATCAGTGTTTTAATTAAATTCTTGTCCTCTGTAATTTGACTATTAAAAAAATTATTTATATCTTGTCCTAAATCAACAGAAATTAATATAGACGTAACCCTTGGAGAATTTCTAATTTCTTCTAACGTTTTATTGAACAAAATTGGCTTAATTTGTAAATCACATCCATCTTTTTTGTTGATAAATGTATTAAAATATTTACACAACTGCAAATCATTTGGACCTTTTTGATTCGTTGTATACATCATTGCATGATGTCTTGTACTGTATACTAGAGAATTAATATCATACATATCTTCTTTTAATTCCACTAGACTTTTAGAATCTTTTTCATCGCATGTATAAGGTCTATTCTTTTTTATGAATTTTCCAAAAGGAATGACAATAATATCTTTTGGATCATTGTGATAAAACTTAAATACCCTAAATGTATCTTCATCAAACTTTCGAATAATTTTTTCGGGATCTGTGTCTAACAAATTTTCTAATTTACTAAAAAACTCTGGTACACTTCGCATAACCCCTTTTCCGTCATTTGTAAAAAAACCAATATTATAAAGATATGCAAATTTTGCCAAAACTATACACCTCCATAGTTTATAATTCTGCATTTTATAGAAAAACCCTTTGAAAACACACAAAAAGGGCATGAACTACATCATGTCCTTTTGCGGAGTATAATTTCGGCAGTTTGTTTTATATTCCTACGATACAAGAATAACACATTTTCCCCTTCTACTACTGCAAACATTTATTTTTTATAGTTTTATCCTTAATCCTCTTTCTTTGGCAAAAATTCTTCTCACATGCCGCAGCCAAAGATATATATTTCTTTCGCTTGCTGGAATCTCCATTTCCGCCTGATGCACCCTTCTGGAAATTTCTCCTTTTTCCAATTCCTGATCCGGCTTTGTAAAATACACAATTTCAACAGCTTTCCGCTGCGCTTCATCCAGCTGTATCAATGTCCGCTCCACCGCCAGAATATCTAAAAATTCCGCCTGCATTTCCGCCACAGCATCCTCTGCCTGCATCACTGCATAAGCTGTGGCATCACTTGGCAGATGTGGTCCTCCATTATGTAAAAACTCTCGTTTTGACTTAGTATAAATCTCCTGCCGCACCTTTTCTTCCAGTTCCGCTGCTGTAAGCCTTCCACAGGCAGCATAAAAACGAAAGGCTTCTGTGGCATAATCTCTGATATTGTCTTTCCGCATGACATCACCCGTTTTCCTTTACACACCCACAGACTTCCGGTCTGTTCTGGCAACTATTTCTGCACTTTTTACGATAACCGCAATCCGCACAGCAAACATTTCCTCTCCTTCTGTCGCAATTAAAAATGCTGCACATTCTTACTTCATCCTTTGACATCTTGCAAGCCCCTTTCCTTTGGTCATATCTGTTTTCACTCTCAAAACGGCAGATCATCGTCCTCGATATCGTCTATGGGATAAAACCCATCCTGCGTCGGTTCTCTCCTCGGCTCCTGATTCTCATTTTTACTGCCTGCGAAATGCTGTTCCTCCACCACCACTTCAATGTTTCTTCTTTTGTTTCCGTCCTTGTCATTCCAGTTCCGCACCTGCAGCCTCCCAACGATTCCAATCATCTGTCCTTTAGAAAAATATTTCTCCGCAAAGGTGGCAGACTTTCCAAACACAATACATGGGATAAAATCCGCTTCCGATTCTCCTTCCTTCTTCCATCTTCGGTTGACAGCCAGCGTATACCGCCCCACTGCAACCGGATTTTCTCCCTCGGCGTATCGGATCTCTGGATTCTTTGTCAGCCTGCCCATCAATTCCACTTTGTTCATTTATGTTTCCTCCTTATGTAATTCCGCACTGCCGCTTTTTTCCGCTCATCCGCTTCATGTTCTGATTTCCTTTCCTTCCACATTTCCGCTTTCAGCTTTTTCTGTTCGGCATCCCAGTTTTTGTACTGGTCACAGCTGCCATGGCATTTTTCATGCCGCTTTCGGCAGTCCTTACATGGGCAGATCAATGTTTTCAAATGTGGTCGTATCACCATATTCTTCACCCTCCATTTGTCGCAACGCTTCCGCTGCCATTCTTGCATATTCCTTTTTCCGCTGGATGTTTTCGATCCCCTGTTCACTGCGCCCCTGCCACTTTGCCTTGTTTGCCTGGTAGTCATGTTTCTTTTCCAGCTTTTCAAAATAAGCAATGGCATCCGCATATAATGGCTTCTGCATACTTATCCCCCCTACTCCATTATGTAAAATTCACATTTTTCACACCCTACGTGCAAATGGTCGTTAGGAGAATATCTACCCCACTTCGCACGTCCGCCGCAAAGGGGGCAAGTAAATTCATGCTTCCCTTGCTTTTCCGCTTCTTTCTGCGCACTTAAAAACATCTCAATTTTTTTATATGTATCCATGGTCAGTCCTCCCCGTACTTTTCCTCATATTCCTCCTGTGAAATAAACCGGCAGTCTTTTTCCTCCACGTTCCCTTCTAGTCCTGCAATTCTCAAAACATCTTTGATAGTCACTTTCTGTCGGATTTCCTCTATTCTTTCTTCGTACTCTTCCTCTGGCACCATGCCTCCTCCAATGCTCAAACCCGCTGTATCTGGATTTCCGTTTTCATCCTCCGCAAGCTCCATGATTTCCAAATAGATTTTCAATTCCTTCATACCGCTCCTCCTAATTTTCCAGATCAATCGCTTCACCTATACAGTAAGTTGCTCTCTTATCCGCTGCCCTGTTGAACGCTTCCACAAATGCCTTTGTTTCTTTTTCTTCGATCAGTTCATAATACATATCATCTTCCCAATCTTCGTACTGATCATTTCCAAGCATTTCCGTCAACTTGGTGATCAATTCTCTTTCATTGATCTGTACGGTATCTTTTACAGCTGTGTAAAATTCCAATGAAAATCCTTCATTATAGGCAATGCAGCTTTCGATTTCCCCTGCATCAATGACTTCTGTCATGCCTTCTTTGTATTTGACAATAACATTCTCGTCATCCTTTAACTCGCATAATTTCTTCATATCATTCACTCCTATATATCTAACCGTATTTGTTTGTCCTCCATCTGAAATATTTCCTCCCAGTCGTGGATTCTTGTTTTAGTCAATGTGTTCCACATATTTCCTATTGTTCCGGTATCTTTTTCAAGTTCTAACAGCTTATTCCATAATTCTCTATGGTTTTTCCTTAAATAACAAAGTTCTTTTTCTCTTGCGTTTGGACAGAACCAACACCCCCCCTTTTGGCAAAGTTATACATTGGTGAAAGCAGGTCATATTTTTTGCATAATTGATACGCCATTTCTTCTGTATAGCCATACTTTTCCAAAAGACTCATAGTATTTTTTGTTTTAACAAGACGGTCAATCCTTTTCTTTTCTTCAACAGTAATACCAACATACTGGGTGTATTCTCCTTTAACTGATTTCCAAAATTGCCGAATAGGGCGCATTTTGCAATCACGGTTTATGATGCACTTTCCTGTCATTGGAAAACCTTGTTTTTTCCCTATCCTTTCTTGTATTCTGCTTCTTGTTATTCTGTGGTTAAAGCAATCCATATACGTACGATCTGACCGCAATATATGAACCGGATACCCCCAACTTTCAAACACTTTTGCTGCCTTATGCACAAATTCAATATGTTCTGGTAGTTCTCCACTAATATTTTCGTCAAACATGACTTCTGCAAAAATAATCATGTCCAATGGTTCTTTGTGTTCATGTGCTAAAATAATGCTGGCGGTGGAATCTTTCCCCCCCGACCAGCTCGCTATGTATTTCAACTTTCTCACCTCAAAACGGCATTCTTCCCTTATTCCACCAACAAACCACCTTGACGATCACTCTGCAGATCATCTCTCTCAAATGAGCCAAAATCCTTCCTCCTCTCCATGGATACACTTACCCATTTCCTCCACGAATTGACTTTCGTATTCGCATAACCAACAGTCATTCACTGGCATCTTCCCATACTTCTCCATAGCGTATGCTTTGTAATGCTCTATGCCTTTCCGCTCCACCATGCTTTCCATTTCCGCTTTCCGCTGCTCCGCTTCGTCCAGATCCAGCATGATGTAATTTTTTCCGATCAGGTCGATAAATTCTTCCCTAGTATGTGTTTTCTCGTATTCCCTCTGACAAATGTACTTCAGCGCCCGATCCAGACCACTCTCCGGGTTCGCATGCAGACCGCCCAACCCTGCCAGATGTTTTTCCGGCACCAGGTAACACCAGAAACCATTCTTGTCTGAAACCTCCCGTTTTCCGCTTCCATGATAGATGTGATGCTTCTGCAAACCACTTTCTCGTCCTGTTACAAAACAACGCTTATCCTTCCCCGTCAGGATGCTCCATGTGTGGCTCTCCTTCTTTTCCATTGCCATAGTCCTCGCCTCCAATCTTCACCGCTCTTACATATCTTGTGTGTCCTGTGATCTCTGAATAATACTGTACTTCCTCAATTATTTTGTAATTCTTCGGCACCCACAGCCGCTTCGTTTTCTTTTCCTCCGAAAACAAAGTGACCTTTACTTTTGGCTTTTCTAAATTCCGGCTGCCGCTCCATCTCTTGCCGTACTCTTTGTAATTTTCTTTGGTTATGTAGTATGCCAGTCCCGTGTAGTCCCCACCCGGTTCCAGTATGGAAACCATTACACGACCCAGCCCCCATACCTCAGAAAGCTCTTTCATAGAAAGGTCCATTTTGTTGATCAGTAAATGGATATGCTCCCGCTTCCGTTTGCTCTCCACCACATATAGATATTTCAGTTCCGCATATCCCTTCCGCTTCCGCAGCCGTTTCAATCTGCTAATAAAATTTCTGAATAACCTCAGGGCATTTTCCACATCTACCCTCTCCCGGAACGTCAACGTCAAAAATAAATCCCCCTGCCGGAAATTTGCGTTCACCATTCTTGCACATTTCCTTCTTGCCTCCAGACAGTTGTACTCTGCCATTTCCTCCGATGATAAATTTTCTTTCGCTGCTCTCTCACAGCTGATTCCTCTTTCTCTGGGTGAGAAATATATCTTTTCTTCATACACATCCCCCGCCCAAATCCTTTTTAAATATCTTGGCATGATTCACCTCATACTTATGTATCTCTCTATTCCTATCTGTTTATAGGGGTATGCCCCTAATGTTAATCACATTATCAAGGGTCAAAAGGGACCCCCGTCCCTTGCAAAATCAACCTTCTTTTGGTATCATAAAACTGTATCTCGTATTCAATTATCTGTGGGAAGGACGCTCTCTCTTTTTGAGAACGCCCTTCTTTTTTATGCAAGGATTTCTTCCAGCTGCTCCATCTGCTTTTCTGTCAAATCCCCGAATTCTTCCCCATTCTCGCCTACCAGAAGAAAATCCCCGTTGATGGTATAAAAATGCGTGTTCGGTTCCAAATTCATCAGCTTCCCTTCTTCGTTGCAGATTAGCACCACACCTTCTGCAATTGTCAGCGTTTCGATATATCCGCCCACCGTTTCCTGTAATGCTTTCAGTTCGTTTTTCACTTCCACTCACCGGATCTCTCCTCTCACCGGCACCAGCAGTCCTTTGATGTATTCCATCCCTACGCCTCCAATTCCATTTGATTTCCAATGATCTCTACTTTTCCTTCCATCTGTTTCATATCTTCTTCCGTCAAGTCCTTGATCATCATGCCCACCATGCGGAACAACAGCCCTTTCCCATGGATCAACTTCTTCTCTCCCTCCCATCCGTCATATAACGGTCCATCCGGGTTCTTCTGTGCATCGTACGCCAGAAACACTCTCTCACTGATAGGATTCATGGGAACGATGTCTACGCCGCCAACAGCCTCAATCTTCGCCGCCATGTCCAACATCTGCGGGCTCTGATTCACTACTCTCTGCCCCTTCTCCGTGATAAATATCATCTGCACTGATTTCATCATCATACACTCCTTCCCAACCTCGTTCCTGTCTGCACTTTCTCCACATAATGTTGACCTTGTCCATAAAATCATCATTCATGACCACCGGCGAAATGACAGCAACCAGAATCAATCCATCTTTCACAGCAACCATTCTTCTTCCTTTTTCCCCTCGCAGGAAAAAAGCTAAATACTTGCTGTCCATCTTCCGCACCGGTTCCAGCAGGTCTTCGTCCATCCATAACACCCCATCCGTCGTATAGAATGGCGTCAGGTACATGCCGTTGTAAAATACAGAAATCCCAGCCGGATCAGCTGTCAGTTCCACTTCTCCGAACCTGTCTGTTTTTGTCATTCCAGCTTCATCAAACATTTCTCCAATTTCCCATTTATTTTTCTTGTCCTCCGGTACACCCAACAGGTTCAGAAAATCATCACTGGTCATTTTCGGCAGTCCTTCCAATCGGTAGACTGCATCCATGGTGTTTAACCACTGACTGCCGTCCACATCGTCCATGATGTAGCAGACCTTATCTCTTTTCGCCACTTTGGAAATGTGCGTAAATTTCATAGTGCCCCACCTTTCTTCTCAGCTCCCTTTTGTTTCTGCTTTACATTTTTTCTGTCAAGTTTTTTGAGATTTTTTTCAGTTTTTGTCTAGTTTCTTTTCTAAAATTCATATTGATATGTGTAAGGGGCAGACATCTATACTTTCTATGTCCCGCCCCTTTTCGTTTTCCACCATATCATTCACTCTCTTTTGGCTCTGATCTGTGCCGCTGCGTAATAGCGGTTTTTCCAGTCACGCTTGTCCTGTTGCAGAGCCTTAATTTCCTCCAGCGCAATTCCCAAAAACAGAACCAACACCCCGATTACCACCAACAGCGTAATGATGAGCTTGTCCATCTTTTTTCCTCCTCTCCACGCGACGCTTGTATGTACATTGCGGGCAAAGATAACCGTGTCTAGTGTCCTGCTCTTTGGCAATATTCCAGATTTCTCCGCAGTCGCCGCAAACTACATATCTATGCCCCTTTTTCATACAGCTCACCAAAATCCATTTTTAAAACCTGCATAACTGCAAACAGCTCACTCAAAATCCATGTATCCGGCTCCCGAAGCCGTTTGCACAGGGTAACGTATTTTAAACAAGCTCTGTTTGCCAGAGATTTTCTGTCATAACCCTGCTGAATCATTTGGGTTTTGATTTTCTTTGTCAACCCACTGTAAAATACCTGTTGTGGACTTTCTCTTAATTTAGGCATAGCCAGTCCTCCTTTCATTCTTTTAATCCCAATAGCCAGTCAGCACTGATGCCGTATGCCTCGCACAGCAACGCAATAGTCATACCATTTGGTATTGCTTTATCAATAAAAATACGATACAGAGTATTTCTGTGAACGCCTGCAAGCTCGGCAAAGTGATCTTTAGATAGTCCACTTTCTTTCCAGACTTTATGTAGACGTTCTGAAAAAAGGTTTATCCGCTCTGCATCAGTCATGTCATCGCCCTCTTTCATTGCCTATTCTGTAACTTTCTCAATACTGCTCATAACGATTTCCAGAATGATTTTTGACTTTTCGTATGTCATTGTTGTTGCGGCGGGTCCTGACAGGATAGAAGAAATCTTTCCTGCCATTTTCATCATTTCATTCCACTCATATGGAGAAATGAAATATCCTTTTTTCTTTTTGATTTGCTCCGCTTCTTGCGACAATCTAGAAATGTTGTCCACCTATATCACCTCTACCCTATCTACTTCCAGCTTGATTCTGTGTTTTTCTTTCATCTGCACCACTTTCCTTTCTCTGATGTTTTCCATGCTTGCCCAGCTTTTATATGCCTGTTATACTGAAACCAAAAGGAGTATGATACTATGACATGGCAATCACTTATTTTCTTAAAACAATTAAAATCCGTACAGATAACCGACCGGAGTATGATCTGGATCGATAATGAAAACCAAAAAAGGAAGAAACCCGTTCCTACGAATATTAGAACTTCCCTTGACTTTCCTCTTAAATACGCCTATTCTTTATTCACACACAACTACATTTTAGAAAGGAGTATTTGTATGGATATTATGATTTCAAGAGAAGCCGACTTGCTTTTATGTAACATCTACGAAGTATATCTAAAGAAAAGGAATAACAAAATCCCAAAATCAGAAGCAAAATACTTTGGTAGTTCCGAAGACCTTGCTCCAAAAGTTCCTTTCATGATTTTTGAAGATGTTGACGACACTTGCAGAGAACTCAGCAAAATCGGTTTCCTTTCTATCCAATACGCCGACAATATCTGCTATCATATTGCCCTGACAGATGCAGGCATTGTCTATATGGAAAACCGCTTCGGAAACCAAGTTTCCACCCTTCTCGACTGGATCGGCAAATTGAAATCCATCCTTAATCCTCTGACATAAATCTCAGATTCTTTTCATGCCTCGCCTGCAGCTCCGCAAGCGAGGTTTTTTCTATGTATTCTTCTGAATAGTGCATCTTTGTAGAAGGTACATAGTATTTGCAATGCTCCCATGGCTGGATGATTGCCCCGATACTTTTCAGCCACCCTTCTTTTTCATGATCCATTTGAATCACCTCCTCAACTTGCCTCTTTTGCTTCTGCCACTTCCAGACCAGCTGTTAACAACATTCCTCCTTTAGCTTGCGTCCTTTTTTCCTTAATCCCAAATAAATTGTTGAAAATCCTCATTTTGTCAAAAATTTCTTGCACTGTGCAATAATTAGTGTTACAATATATATGTACTTTCATCCATCTCGCCACAATATATGTCGTCCCTCAAACGAAAATATATTGAGAAAGGAGAATATAACATGAATGTAAAATTGCAAAAGGCATTGGAAAGCATTGAGCTTTTTAAAAAAGAAACTCAGCTACTTTTCGAATTAGATCCCGAAACGCCCGCCACAAAGGAAGATTTAGCCGCTCTTGCCAAACAGGCTTACTACACCTTTGATGACATCGGCAAAGCACTAAAGGAACTTTCAAAATAATTACTCTGCGGTATCCGTTTTATCGGATGCCGTTTTTTCTTTTACTACAAGCCGTTCTTTTTCTAAGCATCTAATTAGCCTTGACTTTGCTTTTTCGTAATCCCTAAACGCATCTGTCAATTCTTCATCTGCAGATAATTCCACACGCATAATTAAATCCATCGATATCACCTCCTTCATCCTGCCTGCTTATCAGCTTTATCCATGAAATCCCTTGGGTCTTTTCCAAGAAAATCACAAATCGCTACAAATTCTCCAACCCTTAAATCTCTCTCCCTCCCTTTGTGCATCAAGCTGTCATAAAGGACGCAGTAGGAAATCCCTGTCTTTTTTGCCATGTTCGCAATATTAATTCCTTTTTCTCTTACATATTCTCCCAAACTTCTTGTTGGTGCGTCCATCTCTCCACCTCCATTCACCATTATCTTGTGTTTTCTCAACACTATCACAATGATTTGGTGATGTCAATACAATTTTACAATTTTCTTGATATTTTTGTTGACTTGCCAAAAATATTGTGATAGTGTGATGTCAAAGAGGTGATATTATGCCGTTTAATATGGGTGAAACATTAAAAAAATATAGAAATGACTGTGGTATCAGCGTAAAAGAGATTGTAAGCATCCTTTCTCAGCATGGATATAAAGTATCTGATTCAACTATTTATAATTGGGAAAATAATCATAGCCAGCCTACCCCCGGCGCATTTCTTGTAATGTGTACTGCGTACAAAATCGAGAATATTCTTACCGCTTTTGGGTATAACGGCTATAACGATGACGGTAGTATCCGCCTGAATATGGTAGAAGAGGATTTGATAGAAAAATACCGTGACCTCGATAATCACGGCAAAGAAATGATTGATTTCGTTCTACAAAAAGAAACTGAGCGTATGAAAGATGAATATGTTGAAATTGCCGCTCGTGGCGGTATCTACAAAGTAGAAAGAAATGCTGTTGTTGAATTAGGCAGACGATTGGATATCATCCCTTACGAAGAAGATCCTAAACTGGGTTGATTTCCAGTAATCTCCTAATGCCGTGTCTCTGATCTGAATTTACAATATTTCCTATAATCATATAGGAGGTATTGCAAATGTACGAACATTACAAAAAAGCAAGGGACGCAGCATGGAAAGCACTGTTGGACAGTGGCATAGATAGCCTGCCCGTGGATTTATGGAAGGTCGCGAGAAATCATGACTTGCGCATCCACACCTATTCCAAAGCCGCCATCTGCCAGATATTCAAGGATGATGCGCTGCAGGGCGATGGGTTCATCGTTCATCTTGGAGACCGAAAAGAGATCTTCATAAACGACAAAATCAACAATAGACCCCGCCGCCGCTTCACCATGGCTCACGAACTGGGACATGGCATTCTGGATCACGACATTGGCAGGGTACACTACCGAAACAACGAAAATGACAGCCAGACTGATATACAGGAACTGCAAGCGAATGTTTTCGCCAGAGATATTCTGATGCCTGCCACTGTCCTTGCGGCTTTAGATATACATACGCCCGAAGAAATCATGAACCTCTGCGATGTCAGCCGAAGATCAGCGGAGATACGGGCAGAAAGGATGGAGGAATTGTATCAAAGAAATATGTTTAACCACCATCCAGCAGAAAGAAAAGTTAGAGAACTATTTGATGACTTTATCCAAAATTATAAAAAATAGATAATATAAAAAACTCCCCCTGCGGTACTGCCAATACCACAAGGGAGATCATTGAAAACTGCAAAATAAATACGTATTCACACATATTTCTATTGACGCACGTGTTTGCACGTGTTATAATTAAGATGTAATCAGGAAGGAGGTACAAAGCGAAATGCCAATGACGCCAAAAGAAATGGTTAAGCTACTAAAAGCAAACGGTTTTGTGGAAATGAGACAAAACGGCTCACATAAAGTATTTGAAAACAAGGAAACTGGTAAAATAGCAATCGTACCATTCCATTGTAAAGACCTGAAAAAAGGTACTGAACAAAACATCTTAAAGCAGGCGGGGCTTAAATAAAAAAGCCCTCGCCAATTTTCAATATAAAGGAGTGTTGATTATGTTAAAAAAATTATTTTATCCCGCAGTCTTTACTCCCGAAGATGATGGTGGTTATTCTGTTGCTTTCCCCGATATGAACGGCTGCTTTACACAGGGTGAAACAATCGAAGAGGCTTATGAAATGGCTTTTGACGCATTAGGTTTGGCAATTGATTTTTTAGAGAGCGAAAAACGCACCATTCCCTCACCTTCTGCACCCAATAAAATCAAACTGAATGAAAATGAATTTATTGTAATCATCGAATTTGATATGCTCGAATATCAGAAAAAACATAATTCAAAATCCGTAAAGAAAACATTGACGATTCCACAGTGGCTCAATGAGGAAGCTATGGCAAAAAATATAAACTTCTCACAAGTTCTTCAGGAAGCACTTCTTATCAAGTGCCAAAGTTAGGGTTTTACAGTTTTGTTCATTCATATAAAACAAAAAAAATCCCCCTTCCTGCGCCAACAGGAAAGAGGATTTCAAAAGGCGGTCACTGTGGAACCACCAAACGCACATATATTATACCACAGACCGCCTTTTATTTCTATGCAAAAAAAATAAAAAGGAGGTCATTTTATGGCAGAAGCCAAACGCAACAAAAATGGTACCTGGACCATACTGGTCTACAGCCATACCATCACAAAAAACGGAAAACCCAAACGCATCTACCAGCGCTTCACTGCCGATAAGAAAAAAGACTGTGAACGCCTGGCAAAAGAATTTGAAGTAAACAGAAAACATGAGAAGCTGCCAAACGATCTGACGGTTTCAGAAGCAGTGGCAAAGTATATTGCGCTTAAAACCAATATCCTCTCCCCTTCTACGATCCGCAGCTATGAGTTGATCCAAAAGACAAAATTCCCACTCATTGGACATATTCGTTTGAATAAGCTGACCAATGAACTAATTCAGTCAGAGATCAACCAAGAGGCAGCACATCATGCTCCAAAGTATATCCGGAATATCTATGGTCTTTTGACCGCCTCTCTGCAAATGTTCGCACCAGAGTTTCGGACGCACTTTTCTTACCCTGATTACAGAAAGAAGGAAATTGTTATCCCGTCTGCGGACGATATCAGCCGTCTGTTACGTCTTTCCGCTCCATTCGACCAAATACTCGCCGTAAAGCTTGCGGCGTTTCTGGGGCTTCGCAGGGGCGAAATTTGTGGTATCCATGTAAACGATGTCAACCTTTCTAACGGACGACTCCATGTCCGCCGCTCTGTGGTTCTTGCCAATGACAAAACATGGATTGAAAAAGAACCAAAAACAAAAGCCGGCAGGCGGGAAATGGTGATTCCTCCTTTTCTTGAGGAAGATCTGCAAAAAGCCATTGCTGGAAAATTGCCAAACGATAAGCTAGTTCATTTGACGCCAAATCAAATCTCCGATAACTTTGAAACCATGGTCAAACAGGCAGGAATTCCAAAATGTACATTCCATGCCCTGCGGCACTATTTCGCATCGGTGATGCTGGCAAACAATGTACCAGATAAATACGCTATGGAAATGATGGGGCATGAAACAACAAATATGTTGCAAAGGGTTTACCAACACACCATGCAAGAAAAAAAGAAAGCCGTTGCAAGCCAGATAAATCAATACTTTTCTGACACTTTCATCATGTAA